GGCGGTCCAGCGGGCCAGGGTGCCGGGGCCGGTGGGGACTAGTTCACTCATCGCCGGCCACCGCCTCCCGGATCGTTGCCAGGGTTTCGTCCCGGGTCATTCCGTGGTCCTCGGCCATTTGTTCCAGTAGCGCGGTGGCCACGGCCACCAGGGCCGCCAGGGTGCGGGCCGGTCCCAGCCAATCGGCCACCAGGTGGGCGTATGACCACTGTTCCTCCCACGCGGCCCGGACCAGGTCCAGGACGGACACCAGGTCCCCGGTCGTAAGTTGCTCGGCCATTACGCCACCTCGGGGTGGGGAAGTGGGGCGGACACCAGGTCCCCGGCGTCCCTCTTTGTGAAGTGGAACGCGGTCTTACATGCGAGGAACGCGGCAAACTCGGCGTCCCCCGCGGTGATCGGGTGGAGGTCCCAACCGTCCGGGCGTACGTGGACGATGCCCACCCGGTCCACCGGTGGCATATCCACGTCGTGGGTTCCGGCGTCCGTCTCGGCCACCAGGTGGGTAGCGAACCGGTAGCCGGCGGCCTGCAACGCCATTTCCGGGTACACCCCTGAACCGGTTTTGAAGTCCAGCAACCACGCCAGTCCGTCCCCCAGCTCCGCTATCAGGTCCAGCCGGCCGGCGTAGGTGTATACGTCGTGGTAGACGGACGTTTCAGTCCAGACGGGTTGAACGTCCCACCGGTCCAGAAAATCGGCCGCGGACTCCACTAGGGCAAGCTGTTCCGCCGGCGCGTCCGTGTAGCCGGTTCGGATGAGCTGTTCCGCGTGGCCGTGAAGATTGGTCCCCCGGTCCCTCTTGCTGTTCCACACGTCCCGGTGGGCCCGGGTGGCCGCGTCCAACCATGGCTGTTCCCCCAGGTTGGCGACATCGTCCCGGTGGTGGAGTGCCCATAGGGCGGTTTCCTTGGCGGCCGCCCAGGGTAGGGCGGGTTTGTCCAGGACCCCGGTAATCCCGGTCACGGACGGGACGTAGTGTCCATCCAACGCGTACCGGTGCCGGCGTGGTTCGTACCGTAGGCGGCTAGCCATTTCGTTTCCTTCCTCCATTGGTCCTCCCCTGGTCCGCCCATAGCCCGCCGGGCGTGCCGGCCTCATGGGAGAACAGGCCGAAAATCTCGGCCACGTGGTCAGGTGAGAAATAGGGCGTGCGGACCACCCGCACGTAGGGCCACGTCCCGGATTTCAACCGCGCGTAAACGGTCCGTTCCGACGTGTGGAGCATCGCGGCCAGCTCGGCCACCGTGTAGTAGTCACGTTCCGCCAGGGCCCCCGTCTCGGGGTCCACATGGTCAGGAAAGGGAACGGGCATGGCGAATCACACCCCTAGGGCGTTGCGTGGGATTGGGGCCGGTGAGTGCCAGGGTCCAGGGCGCCGGCGGCCGTACCACACCAGTCCTACCCCGGTCCGGCGCGACACGCCAGGGGTGTGTCCCATTTTTGCGGCGGGTTCAGTGGGAGTGCAGATAAGTGCAACGCGACACGCCGGTAACCGGTCTAGGACCGCCAGATTTTCCGCCAACTAACCGTGCGTGTGTTGGCGTGTCGTGCCTACAATCCGAGTGTGACGGGAGAACAGCCGCGGCATAGCCGCGGTAGGGCCTCGGGGCTACACACCCACCGGCCGCACCGAATTGGATAGGACCTGGACCGCATGACAGTACGAACGAAACGGCGCCACCTGAACGCGTTGCAACAGCTCATCGCGGACCATATGGAACGCACGGGGGAGACGTATAGCGACATAGCCGCACGCGGCAAAGTGCCACGCCAAACCGTGTCCGCGATTATGAACAAGACAGCTTTTGCCAGCATCCCCCAGCGCCGAACCTTGGACCGGTTGGCCAAAGGACTAGGCGTGTCGCGCGAAACGGTGAGGGACGCGGCCGCCAGGTCAATCAGCCTGGGCCACGGACACACCACGGACACGCCGGCGTCCACCATTCTCCTGGACCTGGTCAACCAGCTACCGGACCAACAGGTGTTAGTCCTGATTGCGTCCGCCCGTGAAATGGTCCGGGTGGATCACCTAAACGGCCACCTGGACCCCCGGGACGAGATACGCCACGCCACCCGATAGTCCCAAGGTTCTAGCGTGTTTCGTTCAACCGTGGTTATGGTGCGCGTAGCCAATAGGGACCGGACCGCCTCGGGCCGGCTCATCCACGGGAGGAACAATGGCGCGTAGAGGGATCACGGCCCCGGCGGAGACGTTCGCGGCCGGCCTATCGGATCGGATACTCCACTGTCGGGAGCTGGGCCACAATTGGCGGCCCAACACGGTCACGTATGACCGCAAGTCCCGTAGCTATGACAGGACTTTGCGGTGTACCAATTGCCGTACGGTCCGGCACCAGGTCCTAGATTCGTCCGGGGACGTGGTGCGAAACGGGTACACCTACCCGGACGGATACCTGGCACACGACATAGAACGGGGGAGCTACTCCCGTGCCGTGTTCCGCCTGGAATCCGTAGTCCGTTCAATCACCCCCCGCGAGGAAAGGCAGGCCAGCTAGTGGCCCAGGAAGTCAAGACACTCACTTGGTGCGATATCCACTTGCAAGAAAAGGACGAAACCGAACCGGGCCAGTCCTGGACACTCACCCTGACCCCACCAGGTGAACGCGCATACACCCGAACCGTGGACGTGTGCCCGGCGTGCGAGGACCCGTTAGACGCGGTGGTCCAGCTACTGGCGGAGTACGGCCGCAAGTCCGGCCGCGGTCCGTACAAAGCTCGGACCAGCTCACCCGAACCGGGGGCCCCGGCCGCGGTGGACGGCGTGTTCACGTGTCCAGAGTGCGGCCGCGAATCGGCCAGCCCCCAGGGCCTCGGGTCCCACCGCAAACGGGCCCACGGCGTGGCGGGTACGTCTAAGGACGCGGTACGGCGGGCGCGGGCGGAGTAGTAGCCGGGGCCCATAGGGCCCGGGTCAGGGCGGCCCGCTGTTCCTCGGTGAGTGGCGGGCCGCCGGCCACCTTGGCGGCACCGGCGGCGCGAATCTCGGCGGGGGTCATGCCCGCAAGAATGGCGGCCGGCCTGGCGGTGTCGCAACGCGGTCACAACACGCCACCGGCGTTCACTGGGACAGCCGGTAACGGGTCACCACGGGCCGGTGGTCGGACGCGTAGCCGGTGAGTACGTAACGGGACAGCGGGGTCAGGTGGCGGCCGCGGTCCATAACGTAATCGATTGTCCGCCGGCCGTGCGTCCCCCGTCCCTCACCCCAGGGCCGCCACACGTTGGTCAGGTGGTGCCGGCCGGACCACGCGCAAGGAAACCAGTAGTACCGGTGCCGGCAATCGGCGCCGGTGTCCACGTTGAAGTCCCCCAGCACCAGGACCGGGCCGGCGCGGCTGTCCACCAGCTCCCCCAGGCGGATCAGCCACCGGCGGTACAGGGCCTGGCGGGGTAGGTGACGCGGCCGGCCGTGGTCGTCCACGTGCGGGATTGCGTGAACGTCCACCACGGTCAGGCCGGCGCCGGTAGCTCGGGCGGTGAACCGGGCCCACACCAGCCACCGGGTAGCCCCGGGGAACAGGTGGCTACGATGCGCCAGGACGGCCCCGGACGCGCGTAGGCGGTAACCGTCCAGCCGGTAGCCAATCGCCAGTCCTGGGCCCCGTGAGGGCCGCACCAGGCCCCACCCCGCCGGCGTGAGTGTGGCCCGGGACCGGGCCCCCACCTCTTGGTAGGCCACCAGGCCACACGACGGGGCCAGCCGGCGGACATCGCGGGCCACCGTCCGGGCCGGCAACTCCCGCCAGGTGTTGAACGTGCATGGCCGCACCGATTGAGTGTGGGACCGCCCAGCACCCGCGGCGCCAGGTGTCACCCACGCGGTAGCCAATAGCGCCAACACCAGCGCCAGCATTTTGGGCGGTCCCACGTGGCCCAGCATGACACCGCCCCCGCCGGGTGGATAGGTGCCGGCGGGGGCGGTAGCTGGGTGGGTCCATCCCAGCGGGGTCAGACTATGCGTTCCACCCGGATAGCGTCCGGGTCAAACTCGGCGCCACGCCGGGCGGCCTTGTCCACGTGGACGGTAACCAGGGTGGCAATCACCAGGCGTTGACGGCCCAGCGGTAGCCCCAGGAACAGGGACTCACACGACTCCCGGGGGTGCCCGGTCAGTCCCTCTAGTGCGGCCTTGGGCGCGGCGTTGGCCACGTCCAGGTCCCCCAGCTCACGGTCCAGCGCGGCCGATTCCTTAGCCACGGCCGCGGCCGCCTTGTCAAACGTGCGTTGCGGAATCTTGCCTAGGGCCTTGTCCACCCCCAGGTCGTCCAGGTTGGCGGCCAGCACGGCCAGCCGGTGGCGGATCGCGCCACCGCGGTCCTCGGGGTCCGGGCGTAGCGGGGTGCCGGTCCCGTCAATCTCGGACAGGACCTGGGCCACGGCGCCAATTACCAGGTTGTCCACGTTGGCCACGTCCCGGGATACGTGCGAGGTCGTGGCGCACACGTACGCCGGCGCCAGGCCACGGGTCCCCTGGGACCGGGCCCGTAGGACCTGGTTGCACTCCCCGCACCGGGCCAGGCCGGTCAGTAGATACCGGCGGGCGGTGTTGTGACTGGTCCGGCGGCTCGGGTCGTCTAGTAGGGCCTTGACGGCGTGCCAGGTGGGGCGGTCCAGGATCGGGTCCCAGGTCCCGTCCCCGACGATGTCCCCGCCGTGGGTGCGGTAGCCGGCCAGGTGCGGCCGGCGCATAAGGTTGCGGAGATTCGGGCCGGTGAACGCGGCCCCGGACGGTCCGACCACGCCACGGGCGTTCAGGTCCTGGCACAACTTATAGAGGGACTGGCCCGCCAACAGGCCGGCGGCCAGCTTGTGAATCTCGGCCGCCTCGGCCGCGGCCTGGGCCACCTCGGCGTCCGTGGTGGCGTCCGTGACAACCATGCCCGGGACGAAACCGAACCGCCGGCGGCCGGGGTGCGGGGCCCCACTCTCACGGATAGAACGCATAGCACGCCTCACTCTTTTGGATGTCTTGGCCACCTCGATTTCAGCGAACACGGCGCCGATTTTCAGCATGCCCACCGCGTCCGGGTCGTCGGGTTGAACCACGGTCCCGGACCCGGATTGGATCAGCACGGCGCCACCCTTACGGCACGCACGCATTAGCCGGGTAACGTCGTCGGTTTGGCGTAGGACCCGGTCCACCAGCCACACGACCACGGCGGAGTAGCGGCCGGCGGTCACGTCCACCAACAGCCGTTCAAAGTCCTCCCGGACCTTGGTGGCAAACTCGGACGCGGACCGGTCCGGGTCCGAGTAGCGGACCATGGCCAGGCCGAAACCGTCCCCGCACTCTTGGTTGTCCGCCCACTGGCGTTCCACATCCACGGTGATAGTGGCGCCGGTGGCGCGGACCTTGATTTTGGAAATGCGGTCGTACCCGGCGGCCGGCCGGCTATCGCCGGGGGCCACCACGCGCCGGGACTCGGCCGCTACGGTGGCGGTCACTTGTGGGCCTCATCCCAGGCCACCGCAACCGGGTTACGGGAGACGAACACGGCCGGGCCGGTCACCTCGGTCCGCGTGTAGGTGGTGGCGTAGTCCTGGTAACGGGCCACGTGTGCGGCCCCGTCCGCGTTATCCGCGGCAACGCGGGCCACGCCGGCCACGGTGGGAACGTCCCACAAGTAGAAACCGGGACAGTAGGCGGGGAGCTGGGCGTTCATGCCGACACCCCCGCGAACACGTGGCCCAGGGCGCAACGGACGTACGCGGTGGTGGTGGGGAAAGCCATGGCGATAGCGGGCCGGCCGCACGTGGGACACGTGAGGTTCGGGGCGGTGGTGGTCATGCGGGGGTCCTATCCACTAGGTGTCCGGCGGTTCCGGGCATGGCCCTAGTCTAGCACACGTCACCAGTGGTGGGAGTATTTGGCCTCGGTCCCGTACTCCCAAAGTGTGTTTGGTCCGTCACACAAGGGGTACGGTCGTGGCGTCCCCGTCCGGGCGGTCGTCCCCCAGGTCCCCGTTACGGGCGCGGACAGCTCGGGCCGGTGCCCGTGTCTCCCCCGTCACGGCGCCGGTCCGGGCCTCGGCCCGTGCTATGTCCGTCCGCACCTGGGCAATCCGGTCCCGCAACCAATCGGCCTCGGTTCGCAACTCCCACAAGGTCCGGTCCTGGTCGTCGGTCATGCCGCGAACACCAACAGGACCACGGCGCCTAGTAGGCCCACCAGCGCCAGGGTTACCGCGTAGTCCGCGGCCACCTTGGGGGCCAGCCGGCCGCTAGTGCGGGCCAGGGCCACGCCTAGGCAGGCGGCCAGGATGAGGACCAGCCATAGGACCGTCCACACGTACGCGTCAATGGGTGCCACGCGGGTCCGGCCCCTGTTGCGCGGCGTAGCGCCGGCCCAGCTCGGCCGCCAGTACCTCGGCGCCGGCCTGGTCCCCCACCTCTAGCCGGCGGATCGCCACCCGTTCCAGCTCGGTACGGGACACGTTGGTCAGGTCCCCTAGTTCTACGTCAACGGCCACGGCGTCTCCCCGTTCCTATCCGGCCACCGCCGGGGCGCCGAAATGTTGCGGCACCCCGGCCAGTGACAGCGGGCCCAGCTACTAACCGCGTCCAGCGTATGGCCCGGGACAGGGACCCCCGGCCAGGTGGACCGGTGACCGCACCGTGTGACGGGAGACAGCCACGGCCCCACACTGACCGGGGGCCGCTCAACCGCCCCCGCGGTCCGGGGACCATAACCTGGCGCCGGCGCGACACGCCAGTACGGCCGCTATTCGTCTCGGCGGTCGTCGTCGTCATGGCGCCGGCCTTTCCTCATTCCCAGGGTGATCGTGTAGCCGCGAAGCATGCCCACAATCAGGACCAGCGCCACCGGTGCCAGGACCAACAGCACGACCAGTAGCGTGGCCCGGTCCACTAGGTAACCGCGTTCAGGATTTTGTCCACCTTGTCGTCCAGCTTGTTCACCTTGTCTTGGAGGGCCTTGACCCGGTCGTACGCGTCCTCGGAATAGCCGCGGGCCTGGTTCAGTGTCTTACCCACGGTGGTGTCCCCGGTGGACCCCTCATCGGGGGACCACTCACTGATCTTGTCGTCTAGTGCCACGTCGTCCATTCCTTCCGATCCACCACCGCCGGACAGCGGTAGGTCCACGCCATTGATGTCCCCGGTCCACCCCAGGTATTTGTATCCCCAGTGGCGTTCCGGCCAGTCCAGGTCCTGGTCCGACACTTTCCCAGAGCTGGGCGCATCGGTGGATCGGATACGCGGGCCGCCACCCTGGGCAATCACGGCGTGCCCGTACTGGCCCCCGGAGTAGTACACCGGGGCCCCCTCGGGTGGGTTCCGGTCCCCCTTGTGTTTCTGGGTGGACCCGTTCCACGCGTCAATGGCGGACCCGTAGAGGGACCCCACGCGCCAGCACGGGTCCCGCACGAACTTTTGGCACATCCCCACGTCGTACGTGGTGACCTTGTCCCCGTTCAGGTGCGCGGCGTGGCCGCTACTGGCAACCACTACCCCTCACCCCCACGGACCTTGATAGCTCGGACCACGACACGGCGAACGGCCCAGGCCCGGCCCACTAGGTCCCGGTCCGCCTCGGACGCGCCGGCCCGGTCCAGCCGGCGTGCCAGGTCATAGAGCAACACCCGCACGACGTGTAGCAACAGGTCCAGGTCCGGCGGTTCCGGGTCCTGTCCCTCGGGTGGTTCCGGGGGCGGCTGTTCAGTCACTGGCCTTGTCCTCGGTGTTGTCCGGGTCCGCGTCCGGTGAGTCGTCTCCACCAGCCGCGGACGCCGTAGGGTCCGGGTCCGCCTCGGTGTCCGGGTTCCCCTTGTGGCGTCCCTCGGTTACCTCGGTCGTCTCGGTCGTCTCGGTCTTTTCGTGCGTCTCGGTCAGGGCCTCGGACGCCGGCGCGGCGTCTCCCTCATCGCGGGCCCGGCCGGCGGACACGGACCGGTCCGGCTCGGGGGTGTCCTGGGCCTGGTCGTCCTGGGCCTCGGGGTGTTCCTCGGTCATGGCTACTTTCCTTCCGTGGTGGGTGTCGCTTCCGGTTGCGGTAGGGCCTGGTCCGGGCGGTCCGGGGGCCCCTCGGGCAAGCTGTTGTCCAGCTCCCCGGGTGGTGGTTCCGGGTCCGTACCCGGTAACGGCGGTTCCACGTCCTCGATTGGCTCCCCGCACCCCCCGCACACCACGGACGATACAAAGATTTCGTCCCCGGTGTCCGGGTCAGGAAATGAGGTCGTTACCTCCACCGGTACGTCCTCATTCTCACAATCGGGGGTGTGGCAGACAGCGGTGGCCATGGTGGTTCCTTCCTAGGAAATGGGGGCGGTGGCCAGCCATGACGCCAACGCCGTGGAGGACGTAGCACCGCCGGAAAAGTTGGTGGCGGAGAACACGAAACCGGTAGCGGTCACGGACGATGGGGTGGTGGACAGCCGGCCGTTTTGGGCCTGGCAGTAGATCGCCGGGGCGGCCGCGAACCGGCCGGCGGGGAACGTCACGGCCACGTTATTACTAGCCCCGTTGGCCAGGATGGGAAAGGTCACCTCACCGGTAACGGTGGGGCCGCCTAGCTTGTCGTTCACGGCCTGGGCCAGTGCGGCTATGGCGTTATCGCCGTCCATGACGCGGTCCGTCCCGGCCGGGTACGGGTAGCCCCGTGCGGTACTAGGCATGGTGGTTCCTCATTTCCAGGTGTCCCAGGTGGTGGCCGGCGGCACCGTGTCCCACCGGGTGGTAGCGGGTACGTCATTCCAGCGGCCCAGGTTCGGGGTGGGCCCGATACACACGACCGAATCCCAGGTCCAGGCCGGGTCCGCGGTGTCCCAGGTGGCGGCCGGGTTCACGTCGTCCCACCGGACCGGGGGCGCGGTGGCGCAATAGGTGGACACGGACAGGGTTAGCCCGTGGTCCCCGGCCGCCAGGTTCTCGGTCCACCCCTCCACCCACACGTACGTAGACGTGGGTGCGGACCCCGCGGCCGGCAGGCCGGTCAATAGGATCAGGTCGTGCATATCCAACGCCAACAGGGTTTCCAGGTCCGCGGTGGACAGCCCCCGCACGTCCACCGGTAGGTCCGACAGCAACCACGCCGGCGTCCCGTTCCGGGTGGTGATGAGGTCCGCGCGGGCCTGGGCGTCCGCCTGCAACGCCAGGGCCAGGGTGGCGGAGTAGCCATACTCCCCGAACCGGTCCACGGATGCTTGGTTCCTACTGGTCAGGCTCGGGGCCTCGGATGGGGACCCCTCGGGCGGGTCCTCGGGGGTCACCCCGTAGGTAAGGGATACGTAGTTCACCAGGCCGGACAGGTCCCGGGCCCAGGTGGGGCTAGCGAGGATGTCGCACGCGTCCAGCTCTAGTGCGGCGGTGGTCCCGCGGCGGTGTTCAAAATCGGCATACCGCGGCATGGAGTCGTCGGCCCGGTTCCACAACAGGCCACCGCCGGCCTCGGCCGCCTCATGGATCAGTCCTAGTGCGGCCTGGCGGTCCACGTCCCGCGGGATCACCTGGTAAATGCCCGGGTCCACGTTGGCGGCCGGTAGCGCCGGCCAGGCCATGCGGAGTATCCGGCCCACCCGGGCCCCGTCCAATTCTTGCGGCCAGGGTTCGTCCCCGACGATGCGCCGGCCCAGGTCACCCACGGACGACACGGCCACCACCTGGCACACCCCCAGGTCCGGGGTACTGGCGCCGGCTTCCTCCCACGACCGGTGAACGTCGGACACCCGGCCTTGGAATCGGGTACGCACCGGGCCCCCGTTCCATACCTGGTAAGTGACCACGACCGCGGCGCCGATTTCGATAGCTGGGACCGCGGCGCCGGCGTGGTCTACGGACAGGTTCAGCGTGACGGCGTCCGCCTCGGGTTGGTCCGTGAAGTCATCGCGGCCGTGACGGATCGTTAGATCATCGGTCCAACAGGTGAAGTCCACCCCGCCGATAGTCACCACGGCCGCGTCCATGCGGGCGGACAGCCGGCGGAACGATTGTGACGCGTGCGGGGTGCCGGCCCAGGAATACACGTCTAGCGGCGCGTCCACGTCAGGGGTGTCCCCGTCAAACGTGGCCGCCCCCGGTGGCCGGCCACCTACGCACACGGTCAATTGAGTCACGGCCAGCACCTCACCAGCGGCCCAGGCGGTACTAGTGCTAGTGGCGGCCACGTCACACCCCACTAGCGTTAGATCGTTAGGCAGGGTGTACGTAAACGTGAGTAGCTGGGTGGTCCCGTCCGCGGTAGTAGACGGCCCGTGCATATCCCCAATCCCACCGTTAGCCGCGTTGCGGCCGGTCACCCGTAGATCAATCGGCCGGCCAGGCGTCCCCCGCACCCGGGCCGCACAATAAACGGTGTCACCGGGCCGACACTTGACGGTCCCCACATTGATACCTATGAACGGGCCGCCGGTGGCCGTCATGGTGACTATGGCGTGGGTAGGGACCCCCTCGAAAATGGACCCCACGACACGGGCCGGCGGGGTCATTTGGGCCGCGTTCCCAGTACGCCACCCCGCTAGGTCCGTCCCAAACGATGGGTTGGTGACCAGGTTGGCCCCCACCACCGCCAGGTCCCGTACCCACGTGGACGTGGACGCGTGCGGGGTCCCGGTCCAGGCGTAGTTATCGCGGGGGTTGTCCGCGGTGTCCCCGTCAAAATAGGGCGGCACCTCGGACGTAGCGGTGGCCACCTCGGACACCAGGACCCGGTCCGCGTCATGGGTGTCACCCACCGCCCAGGTTTTCACGGCGCCGGACGTGGCACGGCTGTCCGCCCCCCACACGATGCGGGCGGACACGGCCCCCGGTGGAGCTTGCAACACCCCGGCCATTTCTTGCCACGTGTTGGCCGGCGTAACGGGTTTGGACCCGTAGAACCAACCGGGTAGATACACCTCGGCGCCAATCCCGGCGTTAGCGGCGTCCCGCCACTGGACACGCGCGGCCATGCCCGTGGCCTTGGACGCACGGGCCGCCAGGCGGAATCCGTAGTACCGGCCGGCCACCAGGGTCCCGATTACAAAGAAAGCGAATCCCGAATCATTGTCATGGCTACTGGCCACGGTCCAGGTTTTCCGGTAGCCATAGCCACCCACACACCCGGCGCCGGCGGTGCGGGCGTAGGTGCCGGCACCGGGGGCCCCACCGAACCACTGGACCCCCCAGGCGGACACGGTGGCGGACTCCACGGACGGCTGGGTGGCCAGGTTGGTAATCGTCTCGGTGGTCACCGCACAATCACCACCCCGCGGCCCACCCGGCGGTCATGGTTGGTCAGTAGGCGTTGGACCTGGCGGGCCACTCCCTCGGGGTCCACCGCGCCGGTGATATTGATAGTCACGCCGGCGCCGGACGTGGCCGCGGTGGTAGCTCGGGGGCCCACCACGCCGGGGGCCATGGCGTGGTGGACAGCTACCCCCGGGGCGGCCGCGCTAGCCGGTGCGGCCTTACCTATATGGGGAATCTTGATGGACGGGACCTTGATACGGCCCAGCGCCGATATCAGATTCTGGACCGCGGAAATGGCCCGGTCCACCGCGGACCGGACAGCTTCAAACGGCGCCGACAGGGCGGACCCCACGGACCGGGCGCCGGCCTTGACGGCGTCCCATAGGCCCGCAAACTTGCTACGGATAAACGATGTCACGGACGACACGACGGACCGGACCGCGGCTAGGGCACTAGAGATTCCACGGCCGACAGCTCGGGCCGCGGTCACCACGGCTTGCCAGGTCCGGGTCCATACGGACTTGACGAACGATGCCACCGCGCCGGCCACGGCCCGCACCACGGACAGGGCGCCACGGACCGCGGACCCGTAGGCCCGTGCGGCCCCGGACAGGAAGCGCCATACCGCGGAGAACACGGCCCGGACGGTCCGGGCCACGGCGCCGGCTATGGCCCGGACAGCGCCGGACACGGCCCGCCACGCGGCCCCGAAAGCTCGGGCGGCCGCACCAATCGCGGTCATGGACGCGGACCACACGGCCTTTATCTGGCGGGCCGCGGTCAACACGTACTGTTTGACCATGCCAAAGACAGCGTTGGCCACGTTGCGGAACTTTTCGGACCGCTTATAGAGGATTGCGAAACCGATAGCTAGGGCGGCCACGGCCACCACAATCCCAATAATGACTAGGGATACCGGGTTCAGCGCCAGGATTGCTAGGGCCACGTTCACGGCCAGGACCGCCACCGCGAGGACCCCTAGGGCCCCCACCATGACCATTACCGCGGTCTTGTTTTTGGCGGCCCACTTGGCGAATTGGGCCAGTAGTTCCATGGCCTTGGTGTACGCCGGCAGTAGCGCGGTCCCCAGGGCCGCGGCCGCATCCTTGGCGGTAGCCGCGGCGTGTTGCTGTTGTCCGGCCGCGGTGTCCTGTTCCCGGGCGTACTGGCCCGCGGACTTGGCGGATTTCTTATAGATCAGGTCCATGATTACTTGGGCCTTGGCCTGGTCCCGGGCCGCGCCGGTCAGCTTGTCCTGTCCCCTCTTGGCCAGCTCGGCGTTTACCGCGGTCATGTTCAGGGCCACGTTCAGCTTTTCCAGCGGGTCAAACTCGGACCGGGATATGGCCGCGTTTATGGCGTCCACGGCGTCCGCGGTGGTCCCGCCGTAGGTGGCCGCCAGGTCCGCGGCTCGGCCCAACAGCTTGTCTTGCATCCCCACGGACTGGGCGGTGGAGAATCCGGCGTTTTGGAGGGCCCCACCCACGAGGGCGGCGTAGTTCATGTAGTCGGCGCCGGCTAGTCCCAGCTTGTCCGCGGAAGTCTTGGACAGGGCCTTGACGGCCGCGGCCTGTTTGCCGAACACGGCGTCCACGGCCCCTTGGGCCTGTTGGTAATCGGACGCGGCGTCAATGGCGGCCTTGGCCCCCAGGCCGATAGCTCCCACGATTGCGGCCGCCGGTAGCGCGGCCCGTTTCATGGCGGCCCCAAACTTGCCACCCCGGGCGGCCACCGTGTCCAGGCCGGCCGCGGCCGCGGCGGTGTCCGCAATCACCTTGATTCTGAGAATGGCCTCACTTGCCACGGCGTTTCACCTCCTGGGCCTGGCGGTCCAACACGTCCAGCACCGTGGCCAGGACTTCGTCCGGCTCATCCCACCAGTCCCGTGGGGCGGTTTGGGTGGCCACGGCAATCTCCACGACTAGCCGGGATCGGGTCCCGGCTCGGTAGGGCGGCCGTCGTCGTCGTCGTCGTCGGCGTTCACAACCTCCACCTGTAACGCGGTCCGTTCCCAGTCCTCATATTTCAGGTCCGTGGGGATCGCACCGGTACGGCGGGCGGCCGCCCAGGCAATAAATGTCAACCACAAAAAATTGGCCTGTTGAAACGTGGGCCACTTGTGCCGGACGGACGTGCGGTCCCATAGGACTAGGTCCGGGTTGGCGGTTTGGATGTCGTGTTCCGTCCCGTCCGCCATGAGGACCCGGACCCGTGGGGACGCCAACCTGGTTTCCACTACGCCACCCCCCGCACGCCGGCCAAGATTTTCTCCACCTGGCGGTCGTACCCGGCCACCACCACCGGTTCCGTGTCGTCCAGGACCGGATACAGGAAGGGGTGCGGGCGGATATGGCGCCGGCGCCAGCCAAAGTGAATGACCGGCGCGTACACCAGGGATGAGGACACGGCCGCCCCACCGTCGTCTACCGTCCGGGTAAGTGACCCGGCTAGGCGGCCGGTCCGTACAGGGGTGCGGGCCCGGGCGGACCCGTGGAGGACGGTAGCGGCGTCCCGGGCCGCCTGGTCCATGTTTCCTAGCCGGTGCGCGGCTACCGCCAGGGTGGCGGACAGTGTGTCCGCACCCATGACCACCACGCGGCCCCCAGCCATGACTACGCGTCCACTAGGGCGGGGTCGTCCTCGGACTGGTCGTCCGCGGCCGCGCCGGTCCCGTACGTGTAGGTGGGTTCCCCTACCACCGTCCACTCAAAATCGGACGCCATGGTGGTCCCGGTTTCGTCCCCGCCAAAGTCCAGCGGATCGATCACGAGTTTTCCGGCGGCCGCGGTGCCGGCCTCGGTGGACGGGGTGAACGTGAAGTCCTGTTGTGTCCCCTTGGCGGACTGGGACAGCGCGAAGATTCCCGCGGCGTCCGTAATGTCAATGTCCATGTTCCCGGACAGCGCGAAGGTGTACTCCACGGACCCGGGGACCACCGTTCCGCAAAGCTTGGTGACGCTGTCTCCCTCATCCTTGGACATAGCGATTACGGCATTGTTCACCAGGCAGGAA